GAAAGTGTCAAACCGATCAGCTATACCAACCAACGCATTTAATTCAATACCAGTTGCTTTCGCAACAGCGGTTAAATCCATCAAGACTTCTGTTGTTCTATCACCAAACTGAGCCAAGCTTGGTGCTGTGGCGGATAGTTCTTGTATCAATCTGGCAGGAGGAACACCAATCCTCTCAGCAAAATTAGCCATTTCTTCAGAGGTTCTCGCAGCTTCCGTTGCGGACATACCCAAAACACGAGTCATAACATCTAATGATTCTGTAGCTATATCGTTCGATATACCAAACTCGTTCATTAATGAAACAGCTTTTATCAACTCGTTTCTTGTTTCTCTGTTTTGACGAGAGAAGATGGCCATGTTGGTGTAAAGAGATTCGGCAGCAGCAGCGGCTTCCCCCATTGTTACACCCATCAATCTTGTATTGAAATAAACATCCGATATTGATCCGGCAAGTTCTCTATTAGTGCCTGTAGCTCTTATAAAAGAAGAAATAGCTTCATCTTGTTCTTTCGCGACTGCTACCGTAGCTTCAATAAGTTTCGCAATTCCTGAAGCAGCGATGTTCTCAGCAGAAAATGTTTCCTTCATTTCCTTACCTACATTTTTTAAGACATTCATCAAGCCTTCGCTCTCTTGGGCAGCGTTAAGAAAACTACCTACAAAAGTGTTTTCAAACTTTTTAGTCATACCGGCCATGCCGGCAAGATCGCCTACAAAGCTTTTAGCAAAACCTTTAGATGCAGCTTTGAGGTTGTTTATTTCCTCAATTTGTTCTTTATATTTTTCATTAGTTTTCTCTAACTCTTTTTCTGCATCCTGCTGTACTCCTAAGAAGAACTTTAATGCATCAGTGCCTGCGCCTGTTACTTCAGCAAGTTTCAACAAGGCATCAGACTGTTCTTTTTGAGCCTTAGCTAAGTTAATCGCTGCTTCTGCTTCTTCTTTAGCACCACTAGCAGCCAACTTTGAAGAATTTGCTAGGTCTAACTTAGCAAGAGACAACTCATAGGCGGCCTTTGCCCTTTCTTCATCAGTTACACTAGCCAACCCAGGCACGAGAAGCGTGAAGGCAAATAATATTAATGTTGTGATTAAAAATCCCACTTACGAAAGGTTCCTATTTGAAAGGCCACTTAATTCCGGTCTTTCTTTCAAAGCCGCTCACTGCTGTATCGAGTGTGGCTTTGCTTCTATATGTTCTTGGATTATCTAATCCAAAATTCTTATAATCCTGAATGTATTTCTTTTCTGCTCCGAGAGCGCCAACAAATGATCGCACATCAGAAGGGTTTCCTTTGAGATGAACCGGAATAGACACGTCACCCAACACTGCTTTGAGCAGCTTCTTGACGGCCCACCCAAACATTCTCAAAAAACTTTCATCAAGTCTGTTCTCTTTTGCTTTGTTTAAATCAATAACAATAGGAGTCAATTTGTCCATTATACTCTCCTCCAAGGGTAATTAGTAAAGTTATATAAAAAAAGGCCAGATCAAAGATCCAGCCCCTTTTCTTTTTATTTTCCTTTTTTTGCTTTTTCTATTTCTTTCTTTTCGTCTTCGAATTGTTTTGCTAAACGATTGACAAACCAAGTTCTTAGACCAACTGGTAAATTATATGCCTCGAACAAGCTCCATCCACCATGGTATTTAAGCAAGAAGAACTGCTCATAAACTTGTTCTATATAATCATTGCTTAGGCCAAAAAAAGTTTGCGCCAAATGGCACACTTACCTCCCCTTCGTGATTGCACTCAGAGCAAACGAAGTTTTGCGACATGTCAATATTGGGGACAAGTTTTTGATAAGTTGTTCTTAACTTTCTGGAATCCATTGCCGGAACATGTTCAATAAACGAACTGATATAAGATGTATCAGTTTGCCCATTCACTGAAACAATGATCCTACGAAGTTGTTCCGTTAGATTGGATTCTGGAAGCTTTTTCTTTCTACGCTTCTCTGAAATCTGAAGAAGATAGGCTTCATCTCTACCTGTAAGCAATCGAACTTCCACATCCATGTTTAATTTATCTAAATGAATAAGAAACGTATTGTTTTCCGTTTTGCGAACGCCAAGTTCTTCATAGGCATCATGTTCTGTAACTTCGCATTCTTCCAAATTAAATCCAAAGTTAACAGTCTTTTGGCATGAGGGACAGCTAATCGCTGCCTCATAGTCCGCTCCATAACCTGTAACTCTGGAAGCGATTATGATCGCATTCTTATCACCCACTAAGAGATCCGGCACTTTGACACGTGTATCTACAATAATGTTTTGTAGAAATCGGTCAATTGCGATCCCTTTTTGTAAAAGAGCCCTGGATGTAAGAATATCTTCATCCTTTGCCGTCATATGTCGAATCTCAATTGTATCAACATTATGAAGGGGATGTTCCTGTGGATAGAATAATCCTTTGGAAGGAAGCTCTACAAACTCTGTTGGGGTTACGAATTGTAGGGGTTGTTCTGCTTGTTGGACGGGAGCAGAAACATCTCCCGTGTGGGTACCTAGACGGTCCTGATTATTTCTCACTTATCACCTCTTATAAAGTTTATGCTCGGAAGATGTCTGCAACATCAGCCAGAGTCAACTGACTTCCTCTAGCTCCACCGGTGCCTGCACCAACCTTAAAGTAATCATACCTCAAAGTTAGCTCGACGTTAAGTAAATCATCACTTTCGTAGTTTAATTCACCCAAATCGCAGCTTTTAATCCAAGTATTGAAGAGGTTCCAAGTTTCCAAGGAATCACCATTTTGATCCAACTGGACGATTTGAACGTTTCCGAGACCAGCACCTTCAGAACCCCAGCCTGCTTTCGAGATTGTAGCATATCCATCGGGAGCACCTTCAGCAACTGCATCAGGGACAACATAGCCAGAAGCGGCAAGGAGGTTCTGCATATTGACTGCGGAGTTAGGAGCAATAGCATCAACGAGAGTTACGCTAACCTCATTATACTCCACTCTTCCAGGGTAGTAGAAAGTGTGGTTGAGGAAAGAGTGTGTCGTCTCGCTCACATTCCACGAAGGACGAGTTACTCTCTTAATTAACCACTCATCAAGTTGGTTGGTCGGGTTATTGATGTTAAATCGCATGACCCATCGATATATTCTTTTTGGCTCTGTGCCAGGGTTAGCCCAAAATTGTCCGCTCGGCATTTGCTTTTGTCTCCTTTATTCTAAATAGTCCAGTTAATCAAAATTTTATTTTTTAATCCTCAAAAGCAGCCCCCGTCCTCGTGATAATGAAATCAAGAGCAATGAATTCAATGGCACGAGCAGGCTTCAAGAAGATTTTTGCATACATAACGTTTCGGTCAACCAAATCAGGAGTCGTAGTTGTTTCATCTAGAAGCAACCTGTAATCCGTCAAACCAAACCGAACCTTGACACTTTCAAGAACTGGGCGAACCAGAGCTTGGAAACGTCCCCAAGTTGCCTCGACGTTTTGGTCGAAGAGAACTTGGTTCGCCAATCTTGAAATCTCCTTCTTGAGGAAGATAAGAAGGCGACGAACGTTAATTCTATTCAGTGCCGAAGTCGTGGCATCCAGCGTCTTCTGACCGAAAATCACAATCCCTTCGTTGGGGAAGGAAGCAATCGGGTTGATATTAGCCTCATAGAGGTCATCGCGATTATCAGCGGTCAATCGCTCCGAAACATTTGTAACGGTCAATCCGGAAGAACCTTGGCTCAATCCACCTCGGTTAAACCCAGCAGGAGCAAACCAAAGCTCGCCAACTCGACCCGAGTAAGCAAGAGTTCCCAAGGCGACCACCGAAGGCGGAACCCAGACTTGGGCATTATTGATTGAGTCACGAATTTGGACCCAAGGATAGTAAGTTGCACCATAAGAAGAGTTCTTACGACGAATCTTAAAGTCACTAACAATAGAGCTTAAAGTCCCTAAGCGACTCTTCAAACCACCAAGTTCTCCTTCTTGCGGTCCCTTGTAAACATTCCGAAGGTCGATGATAGCCATCGCGTCTCCTCTGTTCTCGCAAGTGTTGATCATGAGGTCAGTTAAACCAGTTGCCGTGATGCCAGGAGCGACCATTAAGTTGTAATCGACAATCTCTGGGTCAGCGCAAGCATTGATACTTCTTCTAACAGTATTGTAGGCATAGTTGTCAGTTGCAGTGCTCAGATTACGATTAGCAACCGGATCTGCCTCTCGGATATCCCAGCCATCCCATCCACCAAACATTGGAACAGTGAATCGGTTGAACTTGTAATCATCAATAACCGAAGAGTAGGTACCGGTTAGTGCGGTGATTGAAGTACCGGCAGCGCGAGAACCAGATGTGTAAGTTGCAACAGTTAAAGCACCTGGTGCTGCATTAGCTACCAAATCATCCAGCGTGAAGGCAAATGAAGCTGAATTACCCGCACCGCTTGTACTCTTTCCTTCCGGAAGGGCACGGAGGATATCAATATTAGTATTATCAAATCGCGTTGCAGCACCGCTTCTGCCGGCATCGTATCCAAAGTAAGCAGCCCTTTGCGAAGCCAGCAGAGCATCGTTCGAAGTGCTTCGCAGTGCGACAGCGGGGAAGATAAACGATGATGTAACGTCAGTCGCATAAGTTGCACCTAAATCGATATCAAGAGATGCAGAAGATGGAGGATTGACTGTTGAAGCCGTTGCGAATGTCAACGTATTGATCGAGCCCGTTGTATTACCACTAGAGTTATCAATCGTAAAAGTATCTGGTC